ACATTGTTCACATGCAGCAGGCTTTAATCCAGCTCGTATAAGTCTATCCTTCAATTTCCAAAGTGCATATTCCGGAAACTTACCATCCAATATTTCAGTTAAAGGATACTTTCCTGTATTTGGATTTTTTGGTTTAGGAACACCCTTCCCTTGTTTATTGGCTAATACCTCATGTATCCCATACATCTTTGCGTATTTTTTATAAGTCTGATACCCTACATTCAATAATTTCGCAGCATGTGACCCACTCTTTGCTTTTGATTGCGCCTCTCTTATTTCACTCTCCAGAAGAGGAATTGCTCCCAATCCACGTTTTCGTTTTAACTTAAAAGGTTTTACTGTGAAATTCCCATATTTTGTTATCTTTATTTCTTTATAGAGATCCTCTGATGTAGGTATATCCTTCTTCAAAGATTCCAGATCAGCAACCTTTTCAGATAACTTTGAAACTTGTTCTAATAACCCTTTAAGTAATGCGTCTTGATTTTCGGATTGCATACGATTATCCCTTTATCGGTTCATACTTTAAATCTATAGATGTCTGTTTCTTAAAATTAAACCTCAAATTTTCAGCAAATTTATGATATCCGGCGTTACTTAATATTTTGTAGGTGTTGAATACAAATATCTTCTTTCTATTTTTAATAACGGCCTCCATAAATGGTGACACGGTTAGATTTCCAACTCGTATGTTCTTTTCTAATATTCTCGTACACGCTTCTACATAAACATCATCAAATATATCATCGTCGATCTGTATATCCATTTCCCAATTGGCACTTCTAACCGATATCGTTTTTAATCCCATATTATTATAATTCCTCAGTTTTACAATCCGACATATCTCCGTCATTTAATAAATCCAAATTATCCAATTTTCTATTTACAGATTCACAAACCTTTTCCTCTACCGTATTGGAAACGAATACAATTTTCTGAACGCTCTTACTCTTTGCACCGTCACGCCATACTCTTCCCGTAGCCTGTCGCATTTGAACCGCTGAATATGATGGTGAGATTAAGGATAGTCTTGGATATTTTCCATGTAAATCGTGGAGACTTAAGCCCGCACCTCCGGCTGCAATATTAACTAATATCACCCGTTCTTTATCCGATTGGAAATCATCTATGTTTCTCTGTCGATCTACATCCTTTACTATCCCATTTACTATACACTTTGTATTCAATCGTTTAGAAATGGCATTAAGTGTTTCTGTGAAGTTTAGGAACACTACTACACTCATTCCATTTTCTATACCATCTTCAATCATTTCTATGAAAAGAGGCACCTTTTCCAACTCAATTTTCTGACGTGCTCTGAGTATAGCAGTTAATTGTGAAATACTATCCTTACTTTCTTTTTTAATCTTCTTATTAAGTTTCTTCAATTCAGCTTCCATCTCCAAATATATATCGTTAATCTTATTACGACTCTCTTCTTCCATATCATAACATTCAGCGGTAATTTGACTCTCAGGAAAGTTCTGAATGGTGTCTCTCGTCAATCTAACGCCTCTATCAACAAATATATCTCTGTGTAATTTTGTTAATACTTCTTTATTTCCATTAAACTCAAGTCCGAATCTCCCTTTACTAACACCGTGTCTATATAACCACTGATAATACTGCTTGTTGTTATCAAATAAACGTAAAGACATTCCCACTGTTCTAAGTTCAAGGGGATTAGTAGCATTAGTAGCGCTACAAAACAACATTTTATATCCCTGTTTTAACGCGAGTAAACAAGTTTCACTGTTTTTGGTTTTGGCTCCTTTTAACTTCTGACTCTCATCCCACACTATAAGAGTATTTTTGGGTATTTTCCATATAAACTCATTAACGTGCGTTTTCTTATTTCTGATAAATGAAGCTATATTAGATTCGGATTTCCCTAATCGGAGACTCTCATAGTTAATTACTCCAACCAACCTAGAATTCATATTAAAATGATTTTTTATTACCCGTCTCCACGATTCCATAACCGCTTTTGGACACACGACTAATATATCCATATCCAATTCTCTAACTGCGCCACATGCTGCGTAAGTTTTACCAATACCTAAGTCAGACCCATCTATTGCACATCCCCACTTTTCTATAGCCGCACATATTTTACCAACCGACTCAACTTGCCATGTATGTAAACCAGTTTTATTCTTTACATCTTTCGGAATTAAGAAAAATTCTTCCTTTTCTTCTTTTGGTTCTAAATGAGAAAACTCTTTGAAAAAATGTTTTTCCGGTTTAGATTCGAAAAGATACCAATCTTCGTTCTTCTTCTGAACCCCATATCCCTTATCTTTTAACTTAAAAGAATTAGATCTCCAATATATAAAAAAAGAAGACCGGTGCTCGGTTGGTATCATCCACTCACGTTTCCACCATTCTCCGTGCTCAGTTTTATACTTAAACGGTTCGGCCCACTTAACATCTAAGTTTATCATTCTAATCGCCGTATTGTTGTCTATAGGTGTTGTGGTTAGTAGCTTCGTGGATATTCGTTCTAACATAGTTTCCCTGTTTAATAATACCCATGTTAAATGATTCGGCCATTGATTGGGCGAACGTTATTCCACCATCATCGTCGTAACCATGTCCCAGTTCAATCAAATTCTGCATGTATTGCGTTCTGGTTAGTTTAAACTGACGTTGGACAGTGCCTTCTAAATGATGTATTACTTCCTGTAGGGAAGTGTATACTTTAGGAGTGTTGGACAGTGTTGTATCTACAATATAATATTTCATAACTCTTTAAATAATATATACTAAACTTACTATTATTTCAACTAATTATATTTTCCACTTCAATTCTTTTAAACACTCCTCGATGGCAGATTTATCATCAGCATCCATAACCTTTTCTAAGTTGACCAATACATCGTCGAGTTTATATTTTTTATCATCGGGAAGAACCTTATTTTGTTCTTTCATAGCCTCCATCGTATCAATTATTTTATCCAAAACATTCTTGTATTTATCGTGATGCTCCTTATTTACAAATTTGGAAAATTCAAATGATTTAGGAGTTATTGATTTCACTATAAATAATACAAAACTTCCTGCCATTTCAAACAAACCGAATATAGCTCCTGCGATTGGATTTGTATGAGATAATATTTTTAATAATAAAAACACGACGGCACCTATCACCAACGTTAGAATTAAGGTGGAAATAAATTTCTTGACTCCATATACAACTGCGCCTAATCCAAACCACTTATTCATTTCATTTACAGCTGCTGAATTTTCATCATTTTCATCAGCAATTTTATGGGAGAACTCTTCAAAAGCTTTAGTTTTTTTCGTCAATTCCAACTTTATCTTATCTCTATCACTTTGAATATATTGAATTTCTTTATCTAATTTAGAGAGTTCAACCGCACCCTTTTCTCTTTCCTTCTTAACTTCGGAAATCAAGTCGTCGACTATTTGTTGTATCCGTTTAACATCTTTTATCTCAGGATTCCCCGCCAAGGAAGCAACCCTATCATTAAGTTGTTTAGCGACATCCACTTCCTTTGTAGGTGTTGGAACTTTATCTAAAGCATGATGCGTTCCCTTAGCAATCACGCCTATCTGATCTAATTTTTTCGAATTATTTAGATTTAGAAGATCTCTCTGTTTTTGAACCTCACCAGACTTTTCATTAAGTTCTTTCTGCGTCTTATCTGCGTCGGAACTTTTAGTCCATGAAATACACCCAACTAAAAAACACAACGATATCATTAAAAATATATTTTTCATATTATTCATATTATTACCCCTTTAATATACGACGTTCCTCACATTGAATCGGATTATCCACAATTCCCATTTTACCTTTTAACATTTTTAACGTCGATCTTGGACTCATGTTTCCGAAATTAACTCCTACTATACCATATTTCCTACAAAATTCTTCTAACGCAACAACATCATCCATATTATGTTCCGTAACAGTTAAATCGATGTCATCCGCTTCTTGTTTTTTTCTTTTCAAAAACATTGCATGTATTGGATCGTAATTTGCAATAGATGCAAACGGATTATTCACACTTCGGTATTCGTCGTTCATTTGTTTGATAGGAATCTTTTGTAAAATTCCTCGTTTCTATTTTTAAGTTCTTTTCCGCCGGTATATCTTTTATATTCCTTCTTCGCCGTGTCCCAGTCATCCTTCACTATAGCTCCTACAAACTTTGGAAACTTATGAATCGTACCAAGATTAAACGAGAAATCTATTAACATCTCCTCTTTCTCAGAAGATAACGTAGACACCCCGTATTTTTTTATTTCACGGCGTATGGTCTGACGGGCGATTTCCATGTCTTTCTTGAGAAGGTCGTCAGCTTCAGAATCAGTTAAACCAGAACTGAAATTTTCTCCTTTTTTCAATTTATGTCCATACGCAATAGTATCTGACCCACCCTCCACACTTTTATGAGGATACCACTTCCCACCTTTGTAACCAGATTTCACCGAGTTCTCCACATTCTTCAAATAATCTATAAATGAGTTAGAAGAAATGGCCATCGGCTTTTCATCTGATTTTTTAGCAGTTGGTTTGTTAACCGTTGTAGATGGAATTTCTATCTTCATACCAACTCTTATATTATTTGCGTTTTTTATGAATGGATTTAATTTTAAAATTTTATCAACACTTGTATTGTGCGTCTTCGCAACGGAAGACAAATTGTCACCGGATTTAATTTTATAATTGGCAGCTTCTACATCTGATCCAAATAGAGTAGCGCCGGTTAACGCAGCTGTTGCTAATGCTCTCTTCCAATTTAATTCATCCAACCGATTTTCGTCAATTGATTTTTTAACTAATAGACCAACTGAACTTAAAAACTTTTCGATTGTCGACCACGCAGTATGATTGTCACCACCCGCAATCAATTCGTCCACTTCAATTATTTTATCCATAGGAGCATTTGAATAAAATTGCATGACTTCCTGTATACCCACCATTTGGTCGGATACAATTTCATCTATACATTCTCTAATCAATGATTTAAATTCGTGTTTTTTCATATTAATCGCCCGATATCATCATATTTTTTAACTGAACCAGTGGTATTCCCATATTAGCGGCCGTTCGTTGTAATACATTCAAATGT